GCCGCAGAATTGGAAGCCGTCGTCGGGGCGGTGCCGGAGACAGTGAACGTGGCAGACACGCGGGCATAGGAGCCGCCAGACACCTCAGTGCCGCCGCCAGCCTCACCGGGAGCCACGGTGTAGAGAGCGACGTACCACGACGTCGGACGGGTCGCCGAGCCGGTCGTGAACAGCCAATCGAGAACAAGGTCTTCAGCGTAGTTGGTCAAACCGGCCATTAGTAAGCCCTCCGGGTGCGTGCGATCAGCGGCGAGCCGCTGTGGAGTGATTTCTGGCTTTCATCCTGCAACGCCTGGACGCGGGCAAGATAAATCTGGGCGAATACTGGAATACGCTGGTCGTCCATAAGGAACGGAGCAGCGTGCGTCAGCGCGCCGTACAGGTACACGTCGGGCGCTTTGGTCAGCAGCCAGTTGGTCGTGTTGACGTCCGACAACGACGTGATCTTGGCGTAGTAGATCATCTCGATGTCGATGTCGTCAGATGGTTCAGGGATGATCTCAATCGCCCCGTTCATTAGCGAGTAGAAGTGAGGAGCAGTGTAAATCTGCTCTTTGTTGATAATGTCGGCCTCGTCCAGTGTCACATACCGAAGCGGCTGCTGGCCGCCTACGATATGCAGGTTGATGGCCTCCAGCCAGTCTGCCGGCAGCTGGACATACTCAGCAGACGACGTAGCTTCTGCGCGCACGATCTGCTCGCGGCATCGCAGCCTGGTGTTCAGGTCGGCTTCCGCAAACTGGATGAACGTCTCGATCTGCGAAGTCAGGTCAGCGCGGTTCAGATAGTCCGCGATGGTGGACTTCAGCGTCGAGTAATTGGTGATCGTCGCCATTAGCTCGTTACCCAGTGCGTCCTAAACGGACGAGCCTCTTCAGACTGAAGCCACTTTCTGAAGGCCATTCTATCACCAAGGATACCCTTTTGTCTCAAGTCTATAAGGACTTGCATGGGCAGGCTGGCGACACGAACCATGCCGTCCGGGAGCTTCTCAGTCCGGCTAACATCATTCATAGCCTGACGGTTACGCTCGGCAATCTCATCAATGTTAGTAGTCGTCTCCAGGACGATCTTATTGTCCGTGGTGACGTGCATCTTCTGCATAGTTCCAGTCAGACCGTCGTAGGACAGGAGGAACGACGCAGGGGCAAAATCTTCAGCCATCTATATGCTTCCATCTCTTGCCAGACCTGATCTGGGAAACGATACCAGGACTGATCCCAAACTTACGCGCCAAAACTATACCTTTTTCGTTTGAGTTTTTAATCTCTAACGCTTCGTTTTCTGTAAGTTTAGCTAACGGCCGCTCGGAACCTTTTTGCGGTATTTTAGCTCCACCAGACAAGCGCCCTCTTGACCTGCAATCTTCAACATTCTGTTTCTGCGTTCCTGGATATAAGTGATCAGGGTTTACACAGAATGTATTGTCGCATTTATGCAAAGCACTTAATTCGCCAAGCGGTCCATATACGCTTTCGCAAGACAGCCTATGAGCATAGACATTCTTTTTCTTAATTTTTAATTGTGGATACCTACCATTCGTAGTCCCGCACCAAAGCCAACACCCGCTGTTGGGCTCAGGTATGCTGTTAATTAAGATGCGGTCTATTACTGGCAAGTTATGCTTTCCCATGCTCACTCCTAAAGAGTAGGGGCCGCGGACGGCCCCTACAATTTAGATCACGAAGCGATCAGGTTTGCAATGCAAGCGTGTGCTTTCTCGCTCTTGATGCGCAGGCCGTATTCGACCACCATTTCCTGCGTGTCCGAGTCGCCGGTCTTGGCGATGTCGAACGTGCGGAAGGGACGGAGGTACGACACGGAAGCGTATTCCGGGTCCAGCACGAAGGCGAAGTTGCCGGGCTGGAAACGGTTCGGAACAATGGACACCTCGCCGAAGTCGCCGAGGTACACATCCGCCGTCGCAATGATCTTCATCGGGGTGGCGGAGGTGTAGTTCATACGCTGCTGGGCGAGGCCAGAGAACGCAGACGCGACAGTCTTGTTGTAGGCGTTGACCATGAAGATCGACGGGTCGCCACCTTCCGTCCAGACTTCCTGGATGGCGGTCTTGAGCATCGTCTCGGTCAGAGCCACGTCCGTCGCGGTCGAGAGGGACGTCCACGCGGTCGCGGGATAGCCGTTGCCGGCAGCGCCCGACATCGAGGAAACGGTCGCACCGTTCGCCTGCGAGTTGGTGATGAGCCAGGTCGGAAGACCAGCGGTCTTACGAGCCGTCGAAGTGGAGTTGCCAGCCACGCCAGCCTGGTTGCTGGTGAGGATAGCTTCCATATCGCGCTTCAGCTCCTTGGCCGCCTTGGCCTGCTGATACGCCATCTGGGTGCGCATACCAGCGTTGTTCACGGCGTCGTCGGTGCCGGACACGGAGATGACCTTGCGGGAAATCTGCGTGTAGTTGGCGACACGAACGGTCGGCGTGAAGTCAGCATCGCCGGCATCGGCGCCTTCGATCACCGCGTTCGTGGTGCTGGCGGAAGCAAGAGCGTCCGTCTGCCACTCGAAGTAGGTGTTCGACGCGCTGTCACGGCCGATGTTCGACATGAACGGCGTGTCCGTGGGCGAGATGTCGTAGATGATGTTCGAAAGGTCTTCCCGAATCGGATTCGGGGCGTCGTAGGTCGTGACTTTGCTAACGGTAGGCATGTTATCTTCTCCGAGAGTCTAAAAGACCAAAAAGTGCGGCCGCGTCGTTGACGTGACCAGACGATTTGAGACGCTGTTTCATTCGCGTAATGTCAGTCGATTGCTGCGGAGACTTCGCGGCGCTTCCGCCCTTAATCGGCTTGGGACCAGCTTGTTTCTGCGGCTGGAGCCTTTTCGCCATAAGGGCGTCGTACTTGCGAGCCTTGTCCAGAGCGATGATCGCGCGTGGGTCATCAGCAATATTAAGCTCATGTTCCGAATAGCCGATCTTCTGGCCGTATTCGATCATCTTAGCTCTTGCTTCAGCCCAAACCTTCTCATCTTTCCACGCAGGAACTTTCTCGTGAAGGTACTCACGTCCCCTCTCAAGAATGAACTTGCGCCGCTCTTCCGCCTCCTGCTTCTTTAGCTCGTCTAAGCGTGCGTATTCTGCTTGCGCTTGAGCGAACAAAAGCTGTTGCTTCTGCTGCTCCTCGACGAACCTGTCGCGGATGCGGGGATAGTTGATCGGGTCGTTGCGGTGCAGCTCATCCCAGTCAGGTTCCTGCAAGGCGTACTTGGTCGCCTCTTGGTAAAGCTGACTGATCAGTTGGCTGGACTGCTCCCTTTCAGCAGCTATCGCCTTCCGTTCAGCGGCCAATTCGGCCGTTTTACGCGAATAATCGGCGGTCCTTTGATAACCAGCGACGGCCTCTTTCAGCGGGATTTGCGTCGTCTTGCCGTCAATCTTGACGGTGACTAGCGTATCCTCAGAAAGCTCCTCCTGCTCACCATCGGTAGCCTCGACGGCATCCGTCGCTTCTTCTTCAGACGAGCCCTCAAGGGGCGCCTCATCGTCCTCCAAAGAAGTCTCATCGACTTCTTCCGCCGCTGCCTCTGTCTCTTCGACTTCGGCATTAGCCTCTGGTTTCTCCACCGGGTCCGGTTGCGCTCCAGGAGCGTCCATCAAAGCGGCGAAGCGATCAGCGGCTTCTGCAAGGCCGAGTTCGCTGGGCTGCGATTGTTCGGCTGTAGCCATATAAATACTCCTAAGCTAGACGCTCTTCAAGCGTCGGTTAAACCGATCAACAGTCGGCTCCGCCGCAAGGGCGGTTAGCTCGTTTCTGAGTTCGGCTATGGCGCGTACCATCAGGTAGGCGTCATCCCTTGCCTGAGAGGCGTCAGGAGCAGACGCCTTCCAGGTGTAGATCATCCGTTCTTCCAGCCGGCGAAAGACCTCTTTCATCGCCTCGGATCGCGCAAAAGCCTGCGCCTCCCGATAAAGTTCTTCCTGCTCGAAAGTCGCCATTACATCACCGGCCCTTGCTGCTGGGGCGCGAACGCCTGGGCAGTTTTGAACATCTGCTGGATTTCAGTCCGCTGGCGGTCAACTTCGGCGCGGATCGTCGCCATATCGACCTGCGTGTTGTACTTGGCCTGTATCTCAGTCGCCTGAAGCATCGCATCGACAAAGAGCTTGTCGCGCTGGAGGTCGGCGTCGGCAGCCGCCTTCTGACGCTCCAACTCCTGCTTTGCGGCGTTGATGATAATGTCGGCCTTGATCTTCTCAGCCTCGACCTGCGCCAGCATTTGAGTCGGATCAGGCTGCTGCTGCTGAGCGGCGGCCATCTGCTGCATGAACGCTTGAACTTCAGCCGGATTGATCTCTTTCCAGAACTGCGACGCATCTTGGAAGCCTTGGAGCGTCGTCATCTGGGCCAGAGTGTTGCGGAACTGGGCAAGATCAACCAGCGGGTTGTTCGGGCCATACTTCTCAATCGCAGCCTGCTGGAGCTGCATGATCGAGCCAAGGCCCATAAGCCGCTGCTCGTCAGACCCACGGCCAAGAGCGATGTTCACAACCATGTCCATCGACGCATCCCAGCCACGGGGATCGACCGGCACGAACTTGTTGCGCAGACGGATGATCTTCGCCTTGTCCTGATGCTGGATGACAAGCTGGAGCATACCTTGGAAGCACCGCTTCAAGCCGTCAGCAAACAGACGCGCGATCATCTCGATGCGGTCTTGAGAAGCCGACAACTGCGCCTGCACCGCCGCCCGCGTCGTGGACTGCAACACGTCAGCATCAAGCCCCTGCGACGTACGCGAGATGCCCGTGCGCTGAGTCTTCACTTCATCAAGGTACGCCATCACGCCAAGCGCCTGCTGGCCGACAAACGGCTCAGCAAGAGGCTGAACCATGCCGGGAGCACGCGCGCGGATGATCGCGCCAGTCTCGACGTTCATTACGTCATCAATGTTGACCTGTCCCTCGACAACAACCGTGCGCGGATGGATCGCCTGAGACAGACTATCAAGCGTGTTTCGCATGATAGACGACTTGATGAGCTGCAAATCCATCGTTTGATCGGCAATCGACTTGCCAAAGATCGTATGGGGCGTCGGATCGGGCTCAAGAATGGAAAACGGAGCGTACTGGACGACTTCATCATGCAGAATGTAGGCGCCATTACCAACCGTGCAGACTTTGTGCATCTCAGCGATGCCGTCGCCGTCCTTGTCCACGCGGATGTAGCTTTCGCAGTAGAAAACCTTGTCCGTCGTCTCGTCAGTCGCCGACGTGATGCCGAAAAACGACTGATCTGCCGGGTTTCTAACGATCACTTCGTTGTTCATCTCAAAACCGCCCGTTCCGGCGTTTTCCTCGATGATCGTGCGGTCGTAACCCATCGCAACAAGGTCGGAAATCGTCATCAAACGACGACGGCCAACGTAAATCGCGTCCTGGATCGTCTCAGCCTCGTTGTCGATGAGGAACTGCTCAGGAGGAACGCACTCAACGATGTAACGCGGGGTCCGAGTCACCTTCCTGATCTTCAGCGAGATCATCTGCTCGCCGGTCACAAGGTCGGTTTCCTCGAAATACTCGTCAACGGTGACGTCTTTGTCGTCAGTAATCAGCGCCGCCTCCGGCGCCGTCAGGCCGGAATAGGAGAAATACTGGACGCTCTCGTCATCAAGCTTGTACCACGTCAGGATGCCCGTCTTCAGGATTAAGGCGTCCTTCATGGCGTCATGCAGGATGCGAAAACCGCTGTTTTCCTGCATGAAGATGTAGTTAATCAGGTCTGTAGCCTGCTCAGCCGCCTCAACGTCCTCGGCGTTCTTAGGCACAAACTCCAAAATCTTGTCGCCGCCCGTAAAAATACGCAGAAGCGACGGCAGCATCGCCAGAACGGTGTCGCGCACCTCAGTCATAATGACCTGCGAGCGACCTTCTTCCTCGTTCCCAAACGGCTCGGCCAGATAATACGACATAGCCGCCTCACGCTCAGGCGCAAGGTAGCTGTCGATGTAGGTCTGGCTGTCTTCAAGAGCCTGGAAGACGATGTAGCGGAACTGCTCTTCGTCCATCGGCACGTCATACGGCGTCAGATAGCCCGTTTCCGTGTTGTACGAGCTGTCTTCAACGCCATCCGCCGAAATGGGGATGAGATCGGGGTTATATCGACCGGGGGTGATGCCCTGATTAGCCATTCTCAATCCCTCTTCCTAACCCGCCACCACTGCCAGCCGTTCTCAGACCCGACTTCGTGGCTGGGAAAATATTCTTTCACTGCCCTTTTTACACCATCCATAGGCAGATCGTCACCGCCCAT